AGGTATAGATTATATTCGTGAATTGAAATCAATCAGTAAGCAGAAGGGGTTAGGAGTTAGTCGTAGGATTATATGCTTAGACGAAGCAGATAGTTTTACTACCCCCGCTCAAAAGGCACTTCGCCAAGTGATGGAAGAAAGCCACAAGAGCACCATATTCATATTGACTGCTAATGACATAGGGCCTATTCACAATGCCATCAGAGACAGGTGCCTGACTTTTCATTTCAAACCAATCGATGCTCAAGAAACGAGTCGATTGCAATCCATCATAGATGTTGAGAGCATGCCCTCGGCATGGAAAGACCAATTACCTAACCTTATCAAATTCACTAATGGAAGTTATAGACAAGCCATTGACATACTTGAGGGCCTTCCCAAGGATGACAATGCGCTCATGGAGCATCTCAGGAGAGACACTGCATATCTCAACAAAGCGGCTCTCAACCTGATGGGGAATGACTTCCCAATGCTTACGGCTTTCTTGACCCAAGCCTTAGAATCGGGTCAAAGTAGATTCGGAGTGCTTAAAGGACTCCGTTATCGTGCCAAACCGTTGATGGAAAGCGAAAGCGACTGGCACAATTTCATGCTCACTTATGGCGAATTTGTTATGCTGGCTACACAGTGGCCGGATGATGATGTGTCGTTTGTGGAATACTTTGTAGCAAAACTAAAGAGGAACATGGAGGAGAGAATATGAGTGAAGGAAAAACATGGCCGGAAGATGTGATAGAGAGAATGAAGGGATACGCCGAGCGATTGGGTATTCAGACTGGAGAGGCAGCGAATAAATTCAAAGAGTGGCTCGCTGTTGAATTTAGTGTTGAGGACCCGTTAGAGGAGGACCCTTTTTACTTAACACAATGGAGTGAGCAATTCGTAATTGAAAGCAGGAACGTCAGTGCTGGTCGCTTGAGAGAAACTGCTAGTTATGTCGGTATGTTCGTGGGCATCGAAGACAGTGAAAGAGACAATAGAAAAGGAGCGTTCGACCGTGCTGTCAACATGTTCAATTCTAATCGTGACCGAGCAATAGATGAAGGTCACATCGGTATACTTACTGCTAAGGAAGGAGTTTGGCACATCAATGGCAAAGCGACTAGTGAGCGTGTAGATGGTAGTAACTTACCTTGGTATGGTTTTGAGCATGGCGACATGATTCTGTGCTTATTGAACACAAGGAATGGAGAGCGTAAACCTATGGCTCCAAAGAGCATTTGTAGGACTGCTTATTTCATGGGCTCACCTGAATCAGGTGGAGACATTCAAATGTGGCGTATCAACTTACAAGGTAAGTCTATGAATGCTGGTTATGAAAAGTGGGAGGCTTGTAAGATACAAGTGATTGAGCCTACTAACAAGGATTCGGATACACTATACACTAACAACAATTTCCAAGAGACTGTTGAATATACTAACGAGTGGTTGCCTGAACACCTTAGAACAGCACTGTCTCCTGACAGGTTACTAATCAACCCTAAGATGCACAACGAGTTTGTAGATTTGGCAGACTTAGTAGAAGCACATGAAGATAGAAAGATTGTTACCAATAACGGTATGACAATGAACCCTATCGTCATTACTAAAGGATACATTACTTATCTAAACAAAGAACCTATGGACAGCGAGTATGACCCTACTGGTCGCTCTTACAGACTAAACATATACGGGCCAAATGTAGACCCTGTAACTGTATGGGTTTCAGGTAGGATGCACGACGAAGACCGTGTGTTTGAATACAAGGATGCGAAAGGTAACTGGAGAGGTTACAACGAAAAGACACAGGTAATTGTGGTCGGTAGATTGCGATTAAGACCTTACAATAACGAGATGCAAGCGAGTCTGAGTGCTCTCGGTATTCACATTCCTCACAAGACTGCTCGCCCTGCGGGTGGTAGTGGAGATACAACATTAGAACAATTTGGAGGGAACAAAGAATGAGTGGCTGGGAAGCATTAGCGGAAGCGGAAGAAGTAGCGATAGCGAACAAAATCGAAGGTGAGGAGAAAGCAATCATTGCTGACCCTCAAGAACAGTTGAAAGAACTGGTTGAAAGTATAGAGGAAACAAAAGCGGAGGAAACAGAAACTGTTTCTTCTACTGAGTTCCTTAGTCGATTTCCCGGTCTACAAGCCGAATTAGAATCACAGACTGAAGCACCACTGATTGAGCCAAGTAGCACTATGGCAGCATTCGTAGGTCACGAGGGTAGTGGTAAGACTGGTCTTGCCATGGATGCTCACAAACACAAGCACCCCGAAGGCTTAGCCATCATACTAGACCATGATAACGGTGGCTTGTCTTGTAAGCAGGCGCATTATCACAATGACCCTTCTTTTCGCATCTTCTCTCCTTGGGTGATGCAACAACAAGATAGAACTGCTTACAATTATCTATTGTCGTATAATCGTGTCATGGACATTTGTAAGTTCGCTGTTGAGTATGCAGAGAATCAATACAAGCCCGGATTTGAAGGACCTATGCTAAAGTCGTTCATCGTGACTGGGGTAGACCAGTTTGATGAAATGTGCATTACTTGTATGAAAATATACGACTTGGACATGAAGGCAACTGATGCAGTCGAAGCAGCACACTCAAAGTTGAACGCTGAGATTGGTTGGAACTGGAACATTCGTGCGACTAGATTTAAGCAATTGACAGCACAATGTCAGAAACTGAACCGTCTAGGTGTAGATGTTTATTGGGAGACTCATCTAAAAGAGGACAAAGATGGCAAGGTCGGATTCGATGGTTGGAAGTTCGCATGGCACGCTAGTGCTAACAAAGACCTTTTCCAAATAATTTGGTGTAAGACTAAGCACATCAGAGACAATGACGGGTCCTTGACAGGCGAAGTCAGATACTCTGCTGAGTTTTTCAAACAGAAAACCAATCCTAATCTATTAAATCAGGAAAGGCTTTACTTCGTCACAAAGAAAGGCGAAGATGCCCAATGGTATGGTCTGCCTGAATTGAGAGACGGAGTTATTTGATAACTCCCAAGTGTGGGGGCACTGAGGTTTATCCAGTAATAAAGGTAAAAGTTTCACGCCGGAGATAGTAGTCTTGTATATCCTATGAAGCCTTTCCCTCTGTAACCCATGAGGTGGTAATATGACTGAAATAACAATAAGTAAAGATAACTTCATCAATTTTTTGTCAAGTTTTGGCAAAGACTTAGGTGATATAGTGATTGATGTTCGCATTGGTAGTATATCTGCGGCTGTGGCTAAATCCACTCATTACATCCATAGGAAAATAGATTGTGGCTCAGAAAGCAGTGGTAACATTTACATCACTGATATACCTAAAATGAAATCATTCTTGTCTACGGTCAAGACACCTGACCTGAAAATATCTCAGCAAGGTAAAGTTGGCACTCTACATATAAGAGCAGGTAATTCAAGTCTGCAATTGCCTACTTCTTCATACATAGAATCGCAAAAGAGAATTGCGATAGTAGAAAAAGCGATAGCCGACTCAAAGAAAAACATGTGGACTACTTGGTTCTCTATACCTTTGACTCATCATGCTAGAGTATCTAGTGAGGCTCTGAAACCTGCGACTGGATTCAAGAAAGTATTGGGTGACAAGTTTGCCTGTAAGACTGAATTTGATGCAGATGGCGAGGAGTTCGTGATACGTGGGGGTAAGAGCGAGACTGGTAAAATGTTTGTTCGTGCACCGTTGTCCCAAGTAGATGCACCGTCTACGGCATCTCGTTCTGCTTTTGATAAATGGCTACCTGAGTTAGTTAGTAACTTACCCAACGGAGAATTGCAATTGCATACTGGCGACGAAACTGTATTAGTTATCGAACAACCTAGCACTAACTTTCTGATGATAGTGATTGACCAAGAATATCAGGAGGACTAAACATGGCTAGAGACATTTGTTGGTATTGTGGTGGTAAACTTATTTGGGGAAGTGACCACGATGCAGAGGATTTAGGCTACGATTTACCGGGCATAATTACACATTTACATTGCTCAAACTGTAATGCTCAGGTAGAATATGTATTGCTAGAGGGTGAAGAATAGTGATAATCGACACCTTCCGACCTGACCCTGAAGGGCCTGACCATATCTACAAGAGATGGCGTGATGCGGAAGGTAACTTGGTTGAAGAAACTGTGACAGACTTCAGACCTTACTTTTGGATTTCAGCAGACACTTCTCCTAGATACGTTGAGCGTATACTGGACCAATTCCCCGGCTCCGAAATAGACTGGGATGATACAGCGGAAGGGCTGAGAGATAACGAGAAACTAGTCAAGGTCTACACTTTTAGACAATCTGACATTAGAGAAATGGCTAGACGATTCAAGAAAACTTGGGAGGCGGATTTGAGCCTGCCTGATAAATATCTCATCGATGAAGTAAAAGAAATGCCTAAATGGAAACCTCGTGTATGGCATTTCGATTTAGAGTGGGACCCTAAAACAAAGGAGACTACTGTAATGGCTGTCATTGACAGTTACAACAACAGATACGTTTCATTTTGTTGGAAACATGACAACCCCAACGGATTATACGACATGGACCATTACATAGAGAACCGGGAGGTAGAATACGAAGTTGACGGAACTCCTGCCACACTTACCTATGAAAGGCATCTATACGGCTCAGAAAAGGATATGCACGAGGCTTTCTTACATTATTTAGACGAGTGCAACCCTGATGTTTTCATCGCTCACGCCATTATGTGGGCAGATTTACCTCACTTAGTTGATAGACTCAAGCAATTCCGTAGACTAAGCCCTTTGGGTAGAGTCCTTAGACCAAGAAACGATTCATATGACTATGTGGACCAACCCATACTGGGTCGATTGTGTTTCGATACAGCCGCCCCAGTCAGAAGCGGTAGTGGGTTTGAGCGTGTTTGGAAGGATAGCGGTAAACCTCAGTTGAAGAATTTGAAATTAGACACCATTGCAAAGGCTTGTAAGTTAGGTGGTAAGTTTGACATGGATGTATTTACTGGCTGGACTGAACGATTCGATGCTTATGTGGATTATTGTATGCAAGATACTCTCTTGCTGAAGAAGATAGACGAAGAAAACCACGTATTCAATTTCTTCTTGTCACTCCAACAATTGTGTGGTGTGTCTTTCCGCTCATGTCACAACGTGACTAGGTTTGCTAGAGGATTGATACAAAGGAGAACACATTGGAAGGCCCCTAGTAAGTCTACTCAAGAAAAACAAGAATTTGAAGGAGCGTTCATTCCACCACCTAAACCGGGTAGATATGAAGGAGTAGCCTGTGTAGATTACAAGGGCCTATACCCGTCAATCATTTTGTCGCATAATCTCAGTTGGGAGACACAGGTGCCTAAAGACATGGCAGGCGAAGATGGTATCAGGCAGTTACCTGACGGCACTTGTTGGCGACAGGGAGTAGACGCATTACTACCTACAATGGTCACTGAGATGTTTGAACTGCGTGATGCATACAAAAAGAAAATGCGGGAAGCCCTTTCTGAAAATGAGAGAAACGGATGGAACACATTACAATTAGCGGTCAAGCGTGTCATGGCTTCATTTTACGGTATGACTGCTAGTTCACATTGGGGTTGGTCAGACTTTGACATAGCCTCTGCGATTACAGCCTGCGGTAGGCGGGCTATCAGATTCCTAATGGAAGAATCGGACAAACAGGGATACAGTTCTCTGTATGGTCACACCGATTCAGCCTTTGTTCAAGTTCCATTTGACGAGGCGACTGCTCTTGCAAAACACTTGACTGAGACTGTTCAAAGAGAGCATGAATCTAGCCACCTGATTGTAGAGTTTGAAGCATACATGCCATACTGGATTGTAGGCGGCAAGAATCTCTACTATGGTATATGTTCTTATCCACCTGAAGATGAAGGTAAGGTCAAGAGTGCAAGATGGGGTAAAATCAGCACTCTTGCACCCATCTCTAAGAATCTTGAGAACGATGTGCTCACAGCCATTTGCACAGGAGCAGATGAAAGTGAAGTTATCTCGATGGTCAGACCTCTGTCAAAGCAAATACAACGTGGAGAAGTGAATTGCAAAGAGATAGCCACCACTACTAGATTACAAAAGCCTCTGCGTAATTACGCCATGACCACAGGCGGTGCTGTGAAAGCGGCTAGATATTATAATGAGCATTTGTCTAACGGCTCCCAATTAGGTGAGGGAGACAGTGTGAATTGGGTCTATGTGAGCAAAACACCTGACCATTTACCATCTGTTGATGTTGTTGCCTTTGAAGATGAAAGTGATTTGAATGATTTCGTTTTAGATTATCATAAAATGGTAGATAGACTTGTCAGGGCGAAGATAAAACCTATATTCAGCGCACTAGATTGGGATTTGGAAATGGCTAGCGGGGCAGCAGTCCCCAAGAGATATTGGTGATAAAATGAGTGCAATAGAAGATGAAGTATGTAAAAAGATACAAGCACGCTCAGATGTGGGTAAAGAGAAATATGGCGTGACTATGGAAGAAGAAGTTCTGTCTATACGCCAATGGCTCGTGCACTTACAAGAAGAATTGATGGATGCTACTGTGTATATTGAAAAGTTGTTGGGGATGGTAGAATGAGTGACAGGGACTGGAGTGCATACGCCAAATCCACATACGCTTGGAAGCCCGGTCATGAGAAAATGCTAAGGATGACAAAGACAAGCCTAACATCAGACTTCGACTTCTGCCCAAAGCAATACGAATACAAGCGTATACACAGGCTTCCTGAGCCGTCTACTGACGCTATGACAAAAGGGACTAATATTCACAACGCAATTGAGGCATACTACAACAACGTATTACCTGTCTTAGAGGAATTACACACTCTAGTTCTAAGAGATAAAATGGAGGAGGCTAAACAACTCGCACTGAGCATCATGCCTGAAGAAGATTATGTGTTGGGCGAAGAACGGTCAATAGACAGAAGAATTACATGGGATTTGCTACGATTGCGTGACGTTGGTAAAGATAAATACTTACCAGTCATAAATGAACTAGAAGTCCATGCTTTTGTTGAAGAAGAAATAGAGTTCAATGGTGAAATATACAAGATTCCTATTCATTTTGCTGGAAGCATAGATAGAGGGTATGAGACTGAAGATGGAACAGTTTCACTTATGGAATTGAAAACAGGCAAATGGGTTCAAACTAAAAACCGTCAAGGTGAATGGCAAGATTCCAATTTCAAAGTTAAATCTATGAGGACAGAAATGGCATTTTACAAGAAACTCCTCAAAATGGCAAACCACCCGTTACAAGATGTAACTCATTGGGGATGGGTTTATCCTTCAGGTAACGAATCTAAATTACAGCCCCTCAACAAATACGGACAAGAGCAAAGAGGCATCAATAAAATATTCTACGAACCATGCACAGGTCGTAGAAACACCGATTATGAAAAGAGGATTGATAAATTAAAAGTGGCATTGCTCACTGCTTACCTTTCTGAACACTTTGCTCCTGCACCTAGTGCTGGTAAGTGTGCTTGGTGTAATTTCAAATCAATATGTCCTTCTTGGGAAGGCAGTGATGACCCCCAAGAATACTTAGATAATTACGAGGAGGTAAAGGAATGAATAAAGCAATGTTGGGTAGAGCGTTAGAAGTGCTTCTGTCAGAAATAGTGGGTAGAGATGTTGAAGTGATGTTTACAAGGTTAGGTCAAGGTAAAGATTATTCAGTATCTATACAGACAACACTGTATGAGTTTGATGAGAATGTAAGCGGTCCAAAAGGACCGATGTATATTTCTCTGAATAACTATCTGTTACAGGACACTGGTGAAGTTCTAAGAGTTTTGAAGAAGATAGTAGACGAATATAGGAAGTGATGATTTGAAGTTGACCTTTGACTTTCCAAGGGAAGTAATGGAACTTGGAACAGAGAAGGGTAGAGGATACAGAAAAATAGTCAGAAACAGTGGTGACCTAGAGAGATACTGGGCTGGTAAAAACGGCGTATCAAACGCATACATGACTGTCTATGGTTACAGAGCCACCATACCCCCTTACAACAAAAGAGTCAATCTCAAAACGCCTATAATAAGACATTTTGTAATGGACTTCGACCCGAAGAACTTTACCCAGCGTGATAGACCTGATGTAGAACCCGAAGTGGCACTCTATCAGGCTTTGAAGTTACATCATTATTTGTTAGATAAGGATATAACTCATTCAGTTTGGTATAGTGGTGGTGGATTTCACATTTGGGTAGCACTCGACAAACCCTACATGCCTAGTAACGAAAGTAACCTTTCGGACATCAGGGAGGCGGGTATGATAGTTGTCAGTGATTGGATAAATGAATTAGATTTATTTTGCTCTGACCCGGCTGTCCCCTTCGATACCAGTGGTATGATTCGCATACCTAATTCCTATAATTCAAAGCGTGGTCTATGGTCCATACCTCTAAGCACTAATGACATGGAGAGAGGGCTTGATTTCATTATGGAAAAGGCACTAGACCCTAAGTCAGGAATGATACCTTATGGTAAGGAAGGACTTATACTGAATGTCATAAAGACAGACAGGAAAAAAGGTGTATTCAATCCCAACACTCAACCAATAGATTTACCCACAGTTTCGATGCAAGGTGTGATAATATTACCTTGCTTAAATTCGGCTGCTTGTAGATTAGGCAGCAATCCAAGTCATGATGCTAGGGTTCAACTGGTGAAATACCTATCAAAGCGTTTAAGAAATTTCATACCTGTCGAAAGAATACCTAAAGAAAACTTAACAGAGCATACCGAAATGATTGTAAATTACATTCGCTCGCTTCAATGGGCTGACTTTGACGAGAACACTACCCGCTATCAGATAAGCACGATTGTAGGCACAGAGTATCCACAAACATGCTCTATGCTTCACAAGAAGGGTATGTGCTTAGGCAAATGTCGTTATTGGGACAAAACAGGGGCGATAGAATGAAAGAAAACAGAAACTACTATCCAATAACCAACACAGTCAAGCGTATATTTAGAGCATTTGACGAGCACGGCGAATCATTATCAACAAACGAAATATATGTAATTATGATGAATCAGATTCAGTTAAGGGGTGGGCGACCCTATTCAAAGAATCCATCAAAGGGCACCCTTGCTCAAATATTGAACAAATATCCTTATTTTAAAAAGGTAGGGTGCGTTGATGAAAGAACCGTGAAGGGTTCAAGGATGAGGATTAGTGCATGGCGGATAAATGTGGAGGGATTTAGAGATGAAAGAAGCGTTGATAATAGATAGTAACGAAAGAGGCTCTCTAAAGGACGCTGTTGTGAGAGCGGCTGAAAGAGAAGGCTTTACTACTAAAATAGAGCACTTACAAGGCATGGGGGACTACAAGGCTGGTAATGCACATATTGAATGTAAAAGTCTATCTGATTTATTCCAATCGAGTCATAGCGGGCACTTGATGAGGCAAATGGATAACTTAGATGCTAACTGCGAAAGGGTGTTTCTAGTGGTTCACGGTGACATTGCTAAATATGTGTCTATTTCTAAAAAACAAGGCAGGAACGTCTCATACTCTAAAGTTATGAATCAACTACTCGGAACATTTGCTAGAATTACAGCAGACTTCGATTGCCATATTTATAGGGCTAAGGATTACAATGAAGCCGCTATGTTCATCGCTAAATTACATTCAAAGTTACACAAACCTGCTAGTCGCCATGGTGCTAGAGCAGTCACAAGAGTCAGCACCAATGATGTGAGAGCCGATATGTTGATAGCAGTGCCGGGATTCGGCCCTGAGTTAGTAGACAAATTACTTGACAGGTGTGGCTCAATAGAAGAAATGCTTTTTCCTGAGTCGTTGAAACAAGTAAAGGGAATGGGCAGCACGTTGAGGAAAAGATTACTCGATGTATTGACATCAGAGGAACCTATAACAGTCAAAAAGACATACAGTAAGAGAGGGATAAATTATGATGGAGCACAAGGCTAGTGATTATGAATGCGTGAAAAAATACCCTATTCTAAGAGGTTACTTAGAACACTTCAAGCAAGTGAGTATCAACAATGAAATACCGGGCTTGATTTCATTTTTCTTCATTCTAGGACAAGTGGCTGTGCCATTCGTGAGAATACCAATCAAAGGTAGTAATCTCGACCCAAGAGTGAACATGTTTTGGATTCAAGATACTAGGACAGGTAAGTCAGCGGCCTATCAGATAATTGAAAAGATACTCAAAGAATCGGGCCTCAACTCTCAAGATTACAATTCAGGTAATGACGCTGCATTGGTCGGGACATTAGTGCCTGACCCTGAATCAGAAGACGCTAGAAATCCTACAATGATAGTAAGAGAGGGTATACTGGCTGGAAGAAAAGGTTTGAATTTCGATGAGGGGAGTGTCATTCTCAAAACTGGTCAGCATAATGAGAATACTACTTTGTTTCTACAATCAGCATTGAACTCCGCTGGGACTGGTAGAAACTACTTGACAAAACACATGGCTAGAGATAGTTTTAGAGTCAAGTCTGAAGTCTCTTTGTGGATTACTACTTATCCTCCAAAGGGTATCAAGGAACACGTTCTTGACAAGGGTATTTTCCAACGTGTCTTAACCTATTGGCGGCAATGGACACTTGAAATGAAGAAAGCCGTCAATCACGAACTGGCTGATGGAGTATATTCTAATGATGTCATGGAAGTTTCACTTGGAGAAGTAGTAGACTTTTTCAAAGAAAGTAAAAAAGCGTTGAAAAGGAGAGTTTTGAACTTAACCGATATTCCTCCATTGGAATGGAATGAGATGACAGAGGATGAAAGAGAAGAAGTAGTGATGGGCCTTATGAGGGTAATGTTTAGACCCGATGAAGCATATAGACCTGCTCTGATTTCAGCGATAGATGAATATTACAGTATTGTAGAAAAGATGAGTCCTGATAAACAAGGTATCTGTGCCTCATTTATCATGGGTTTACAAAATTATACCAATATTCTAGCACATCACATGGCTATGATTGAGGGCACATGGGTGGTAAGAGGGGACCATGTTGATATGGCTAAGGAGATTTTGTTTGATTTATATCAGAATCTCATACAGTGGCTTGAATCAGAGGTTAACATAGGTGCTGGTGCTAGTGAGAAGAATAAAATGCAAGGTCTTTGGAAGAAGTCATTTTCAAAGAGTGAATTGTTTGACTTTGACGACCATCGTGGCACAGGCTGGGCTAAGAAGAAAGAAGTCATGGACATATTTGGTAAACTGGCTAATTTCAACAGCCATGCGTCGATAAATAGTAAATTCAACATGTATGCTTCTGAAATGTTCAAAGATACTAGGGAAGGAGTTAGAGTATATGTCAAACTTCGTAAAGAGTTTATGTCAAAAGGAGGTCAAGTATGACCGCCGAATGTATAATATGTGACACCAAAATTGGAGATAACATAGGGGGGCACTATATGGGCATGCACCATAGAAATCCTGTTATAATTTGCGACTGGTGCAAGATGTGTATGGAGGACTTAATATCGCCAAAATGCTAGCACTAGACATCGAAACTGCCAATTTCTCTCATGAAATAGGCGGGTGGGGTAAAAGTCATTTATTTGAGCCATCAGTAGTAGCAACTTGGGATGGTCAGAATGGAACTGTGTATGCTAACGAATCAGTTTCTAAATACCTTCCTGAAGGCACTAATGTAAAGAAATTACATCCTAAAGTTCTAGGTGAAGATTTAGCCAAGCATGTGTCCGAAGGAGGTATGGTATTAGGTCACAACCTCAAGCAATTCGATTTACCTATCATCAGAGATGCACTAGACTGTTGGACAGCCGGTGACATTATGGCTAAATCAGAGGAGCAAGTATTTGACACATCTGCTCTATTAAAGAGTATAGTAGGTCACGCAGTTCCTTTATCGGATGCCTGTTATCACACTTTGGAAAAAGGTAAATTGATGAACAGCCACGATGCGCCCATAGAGTGGCGTAAGGGTAATTATAGTAAAGTCGCAGAATATTGTTTAAAAGACGCTGAACTAGTTTACGAACTGTGGGAACACGGTGTGAATGAGGGATTTGTCAAAGCGAGATGTAGACATACTGGTGATGTAAAAGAATACGAAGTGGACTGGTAACATTAAAAATAAGGAGAGGGAAAAATGAACGAAAACGAAAGCAACACAAGTGCAGTAGTGCACAATATAAGAGCAGCAAAGAGAGCCGTTTCTACGGTAAAGACGACACTTGGTCCTATGGGTATGGACAAGATGATGGTTGACGGTGGTGGCAATGTCATTGTAACAAACGATGGTGCAACTATACTGCAACAACTTGACATTACTCATCCAGCGGCTAAAATGGTAGTAGAAGCAGCAAATACACAAGAAAACATGTGTTATGACGGAACCACTAGCACAGTAGTGTTAGCGGGTGAATTACTTGGTAATAGTGAACTATTATTCAATAAAGGGTTACATGCTAATATAATCTGTAAAGGTTACAGAAAAGCGTCCAAATGGGCAACTGAGCATATCGAAAAACTCAGTCAGCCAGTTGATACTAAATTAGCAGATGTAGCCAAGACTTCGATTACAGGAAAGACACTAGAGTCTAGCATGGACCACGTTAGTGATTTGTGCGTAGAAGCAGTCAATAACGCTAAAGGAGACTATGACAGAATAAGAGTCCTTTGTCAACCGGGCGGCTCGTTAGATGATTCCTCTTGCTTTAGTGGTGTAATTCTACACAAAGAGTTCATGTTACCAGCCATGCCGCTTACACCTACTCCAAAAGCATTACTTATCAATACTGGACTAAGCGACAACCAATCTAATGACAATGTGCAATTGAATCTAGGTTCTGCCGCTGAGTATCAACAATACAAGCGCCAGTCTAGTAGAGACAATTGGGTTGAAAAAGCACACTCTATCAAGGAACTATTACCTGAAGGCGGAGTGGTATTTGTCAGAGATACTGTGAATGAAGTCGTCGCAGCCACACTTGCTAGACAAAGTATATCAGTCGCCCAGCGCATACCTGAAAGCGATATGACAGCGCTTTCAAAATTGTTGAATACTAACGTAGCACATGGCACTGAAGATTTAGTAGAGGCAGTCGACTGTGATGTTGAGTGTAAGACTATCGGTGATATGAAGTATGTCGTGGTCAAAGGTAACGGTGAAGTTACTACTCTAATTTTGAGAGGGGCAACTAAACAAACATTAGACGAAACTGAGCGTGGGTTTGAAGATGCACTAGGCGTAGTCTGCTTAGCATACGAAAGTGGTAAAGTAGTTTCAGGAGGAGGTTCTTCTTATCTGAACGCTGCGCTCTATTTGCGCTCTCGTGCAGCAGAAGCGGGTGGTCGTGAACAAATGGCTATCGATGCTTTTGCTGATGCATTAGAGTCTATACCGGCTTCTATTGCAGAGAACGCAGGGCATGACCCTCTTGACACCATTTTAACTCTAAGGAATGAACATATCGCTGGTGCAACTAGCGCTGGTCCTGATATAGAGAACGGCGGTGCTTGCTCAATGGAAGATGCAGATGTTTGGGAGCCTCTTGATTTGGTCAGGCAGGCGATTCAGTCTGCTAGCGAGGTTACTATCAGTATCCTACGCATAGATGACATCATCGGTAAGCGTGGCGATTAATACCTTTCAGCCCGCTTTCTCAGATAACGTGAAAGTCTACCACCAGCCTTCTTTGAGATAGGTTCGGCTTTGCGTTTTCGCTTACCTTTGAAACCCAGTTGTCCGTGAAATCTAATGTATCCGCAAAATGAACATTCGTGCAATACGGCTACTTCACCGCTGATGTATTTACCTGATATAGAAAGAGGTAGAGAAATACGATTGCAGTTTTCGCATTTTTGTTTGAGCATATCAATTAATCTACCCATCAATCCACCGTATGTAAGTCGAGTTTGTGCCAGTTGGCACCGTCGTAAATAAATTTACCATATTGACTAACGGCTATATCCACGTTGATTTTACTACTAGTGCTGTGACCGCCACTGGTAGAGTCGAAATGCAAAGTGTGACTACCAGCCTTGTGATAAATCTCTACTATATGACCGGCTGCAAACGTCCCTGTTGGATTTATAGTTCTATTATTATCGGTAGTAACAATCCAAACATTAGAGTCGTGGAATTTGAACGTCACATTGCCAGTGGTAGTAACCACTGCTAGTCTGTCAGGACCAAGAACATGAGTGCTAGCCGCCGGGCTGGAGTTTAAATTTCTAGGTATGCCTGCCATTATTACACCATGCTTGTTACCGCTTTGGTCTAAGGCATGAGTTTGCCATATAGAGCCAAAAGTGCTACCGCTAAAGTCTCCATCTTCAGGTGAAGTAAAAAAGCCGTCAGGGTCGTCTACTATGTTACTAGCGTCTACGTTACCTATCGCCCCTTTTGTCATAGGTGTAAGGTAAAGAGGTGATGTGCGAATGAACGCTCTCCTGTCGTGTATGACGGGACTGGTATTCAAAGAAGAAGTTACACTACCTGCACCACCTGTCATCTGATACCTAAGAACTGCTAATACCGTAGTTTGGTGATTAGCATCAGTATTGCCGGTTATGCTGGGATTTGATAAGAAACGATTAGGTATCAACGGAGTGCCAGTTGATGGTGCGGCAGGAGTTCCCATTTCATACATAAGGTGCGCTTCGGGTGTTTCCCTACCCACTAAAAATATAGTAACAAATACATCACTGTTACTAGAAGGAACACTGGGTAAGTCACCACTATGGTTAGCCCCTGAACCAGTCGTGCCTATGATAAATGTCTCGTGGTTGCCCGGCCCGTCAGCGAATTTATACATCACCCCATCTAATACACAGTATCCACCATAGACCCTTACTTCACCTTGAGTAGCAGTCATTTCTATGAAACCCGGAGTATTAGCAATTATGCTATTTCTATTACCATCACCTTTTGCTCCGTCACCTAACCTCAGTATACCATTACCATGTATTGCCTCGTATAAATTAGTCAAACTAGGGCTAGTCAAACCGTCTCCATCTCTTAGACCTTGAGAATCGACTGTCATACCACTTGCACTTGTATGGCCTGCTTTCGGATTAGTCATGCTGTCACCTCTATAACTGCTGAAAATACTATTTCATTGTTGTTGTTTTTCTGAATCGAATTGTAAGTATAGCGCATAAAATCAGTCGTATCTGTCGAATCTGACGGATTTTTGTAACGTATAACCACTTCCCTCAAAGGTCGGGTAAAGGAAGTATCTAATGCTAGTTTCGCTTCTACTATCAATGTGTTATCATCTACCACCCTTATGTTGGGAGTAACTACCGTAGCAGGATTACCTATACCTCCATCTTCTTGAGTAGCAATGGTCCCATCGAACCCAAAAACCACTTCGTTTATTCTACTTTTTAATGTATCAATCAAATACCTAGTTCCTTCATTTAATAACGGCAAATCATCCTCTCCTTGTTTTCAAATAACTACTGTGCACCATACCAATCTTCAGAGACTGATTACGTGTTTCGGGGAATGTTTGCGTAGATAAAATAAACAGTTCTTCGTTGTCTAAGATAGGGTGCACGCTAGCAGATTTCAAAACTACCGTATTAAGTCCAACAGAACTTGCGTTGATATGACCTAATTTGTTACCGTTAGTGGTGAATACTGGTTGATTATCAACAGTGAATACAGAGTTAGCATTACTCCCATCAGTGGTGAAACTGGTAGTGCCTATGGCATGACCGCCGCCATTATTGATAAACACACCAGTGCTTTCTAACATGAGGCTACCGTTGATTGAATTACGCCTTGTCATGCCTAGAGTGTAACCAACACCTCTGTTCATATCAACTCTCTCAGATATTTGATATGACACTTTGACTTTAAAACCAAAAGATGTAGAAAATTCTTCAGTAGCAAACTGTCTGTTTCTCTCTTGATTATCGTTAAGATTACCACTCACATCTATTTCTTGAAACCTCTGTAACACATCTTCTAAAGTTACATCGACTGAATTGACATGTAACTCGCTCATTCTTGAGTTTAAGTCTAATGCTGTTCCTAAGACAACATATCTTTCGTTATCGGTTCTTGATTTGTAAGATACCATATCACCCGGATGGACGTGAGTGACTGCTAAAACGTCAGATAACTTACGTGAACCTGATGCGTTTTTGGCAATCTTCAACATTCTTTGCCCTATCAATTTAGCACTCGCTTTAGTTACTGCGGTTGGAGCGTGTATACCTCCGGGCACTTCTACTATGCCTGTTTCTTGACGACCAAAGTCATCAACTTGTATAACATTGTTATGATTGTTAGCCCTCGGTTTCCCTCTTACTACGACTCTATTTGGAGTTGTTTCACTACTGTCATCAGTAGTGCCACCTAGCACTCTACTTTCTGTAAGTAAATATTCTCGTTCTATGTGATTCTGAGGTAGGTAGCAGAGATTGCCAAACCTATCTCCTTTAGGACTGTAACCATCATGTTTGGCTAAATACCTTAGAGCAGTGAACGCCTCTACACCATAGAAATCTTGAGCGATAAATGTAGAACTAGGTAAATTTGCTCTAACACCGTTGATAGAACTAGTATTAGCCTTAGCAACTCTAGCAGCCAAATCAGAAGTTCGCAAGCCTACTCCTACTTTCTGAGCGAAATGGATGACTTTATCGGTGAACCCTATGTCCTGTAAAGTTCGCCCTTTCATGTTCTCTAACCCGTATCTAGTCCCTTTGGTAGCGTCTTTTATTTCTGACAAAGCAAGCAACTGATTATGATTGTTCGCACCTACTACCAAAGCCGGTATAGTGCTCGCAGTTGTTACTTTATCATTGTCAAAAAATAACGCTCCTTCATAAGTTACGCTAGTTGTAGGATTGTGAAGTAAACGAATAGTATCTTCCTCTTCAATCAGTTTGTATCTTTTTTCAGTGGTAGGTATGAAGTCGCTTCCAGTTGGTTTGTTGACTGCAAAACCTGCTTTTACTTTGGTGTATTCTCCATGTCTCACAGCGTTGTCTACAAATCGTGGCTTACGCACTACTTTCATTACAGCGTTTTGGTCGGCATCAAAGCGACCAGTTGCGAGATTCTTACCTACTGCCATGTTCACTCCCCGCTATGGTCCCCTGTATTATAAGATGCATCGCCCTTACTACCTTTCGGATGAAGTGCCTGACTATACCTTGGTTGGACACTATAATCACCTTCTCCGTCATCTACTGATTTTCTACTAGCATCTGCTCTAAAGTGCTCAAGTGTGTTCTCTGACATAACTACTCTTGCTACTGGAGAGCGTATGTCAGTTTTGTCATAGCCAGTCACATCTACACCTTGTATTTTAGGCCCTTGGCTATCAGGGGCTGTTACACTTGAACCGGGCACTATTGTGTATACTGGAGCATAAGGTGGTGCACTCGGAGTTCCTGTGCGTGCAGATGGCGCATCACTTGTAAATAGTCCATATTTACCGCCTGCTGTTGCTCTGTAAAAGTTGGCGTTTTCTTGGGGGCTGCTTCCTTTCAAAGTAGTATATGCCCTAAACATTTGACTATGTTTGTAATCAAGAATGTGTGTTGGTCTGTATAGGAATTGTATAGTGCTATCCGTGTAGTTTATGTTTTCAAATATAGGGTCATGATTAGCGTCTTGGTAGGGATTAGATGAAGAAGAAACGCTGGTCTTACCCCAACCTTTCACATCCAAGTTACCAGCGTGCTTACTCCACTCCATGACATAAGTTCCACCTAATGACCACATTGCATGAGCGTTAGAGTGCTTGACCACACCTGTGACTGGTTGAGCGCTCCAATTCAGAGCAGTCATGTCTAAATCTTTGAGAGTGCGACTACCTACATTGTATGCTCCTCTGATGTTAGTTCTTTGACCGACTTCTCTGTCTGTATGCAGACTTGCTGCTTCTGTTGACATAACTACATATTCACGACTGACACCATCGTTCAATTCTGCCATTGTATCTACATCTAACCCTAATCTAACATCATTTCTCGATACAGGCTCTGCTCCTCTTGTGTCAGCGTTTACTGTTTCAGTCGCTTCTCCTACATGTGCACTAGGTTTTAGTAAACCGTCATCTGAGTTCAAATCTACTCTGTCACTTATACCCCGTTCTATTTCCCCACCTTGTAGAACATCGTTACTTGGTCTAACCAATCCCTGTCCTAGTATAGGTTCTGCTGTGCTATGAGATAGGACTAGTCCTGTGGCATCATGATTTTCACTGACTGCCATAAGTAAACTTTCATTGAATACAGTAGGCCATCTAACTCCGCGACCATCGCCTCGGTCACCTACTCTCAGAGCACTGGCTGGATTAAACCAGTCAGAGGTTCCCATATTACTTGCAGCATTGTTCGCAGAATTGTCATATCCACTATATCTGTCTGTCCCGTCTCCACCAAACAAATCATGCGCTGCTGGTCTGTGAGTCACATTGGTGTCTTTGTATGCATCTTCGGGGTCCCAGCATGGGCGCAAACCGAATCCTCTAACGGGGAAACGCCTGACATCTTCACCACGAGTATTGCCCCACCAATCTACCATGTAGTGACGGTGTGCTCTTGCTAATTCCTCTATACCTTGACCTACCTCGTCATTAGGATAAAGGCGTGTAGTAGTTGAAGCGTTTCTTAAAGTTCTTACAGGGCAACCAAATGAGCCAGTCATTCTTCTTCCGTCACTGTATCTTACTTGTCTGCCTATTTGGTCTTGGCCTAGTAAACTAGACACTTGTGTTATTCTCTCAAGAATACCTACATACATAGCGTCAAATGTTTTGTCACTTTGTGTGCCATCTGAGCCTACATAGTCCCATCCATTTGTTTTAGAATCATGTTGTATAAGTGGCCCATGGTAATAACCTAACATAGCATTACTGTTAGCGACTTCTAACCAACCACGAATGTAAGGTGACCATCGAGGTCGATTATACAATTGCCTAACAGCCATGCGATAACCAAAGCACCTGTTCCTGTCGTTAGGTAGACTTAGAGTAGCAACACCAGTTGAGTCTTGGTAAGTCTCACAATCCATTCCAAATGTGTCACTACCCCAACCAATCAAAGAGTGTCCGTATGACTCTAATCTACTGACTGCGCCTCCACCATGTGAGCCGCCCGGCCAAAACCCGTTGAAGTTATATTTATTTGAACTAATAGTTCCTCCCTGATGGTCGAGGGTTCCAAATCCATCAACAAGGGCATCCATCTGTGCAGCAGTGTATATATTACCATTGTGAAATAAATCAGTAAGTGGATTGTTATCAGCATCATGTGGTGGTGCAACCCATTTCATCGCTAAGCCAAATGGACCTTTGCTCGCAACATAGTTGTAATCTTGATAGTGTATAGTTTCAAAGTGTTCAGGTATGTGGTTGTATCCCTTTTGGTCAACAGGTGTATCGGCTGTGCCAGCGTTAGTGTAGAAGGCCCTGCTTCCCCCATCTGCCGTATCGCTATACCAAGTAAACGGTCTACCTAAGTTAGGATGCCACATACACAAGAAAGAATCTGCTGTATTAAGCGAGTTAGTGTCTCTAGTTCCGTTAGCGAGGTCTTCTAAGTTTCTCGTCATTATACTAGTCTTGAGGTCAGTGAACAAGTCATCAGATACACCATTGTCATAAGGTCTGCTTAATCTAAGAATTGTATTGTCCCCTGCGTCAGCGTCACCATTCAGACCAAGCCAAAACGCTGCACTACCTGATACGCCTGAAAAAGTAGTAGAAGCCCCTAGGGTAGCGTGTGCTAAAGTTCCAGTTCTATTTGAATAAGTAGCGGTATATCTTACACCATTTTTGGTGTATTCTAACACCTCTCCATAATACGGAGTGACAGGGAATAAGTCGTTATTGTCAACTGTTATAGTGCTACCACTTTGGTTGTCAGACAAAACTACACAATTGGGATTCATACTTCTTAGTCGCTTATGAGTTTCGTAAATGTCGAGGAAAGATGTAGGGTAACCTGCTAGAGTAATCTGCGCCCCCACACATCCGAAGTTTGCTCTACAAAGTTCGTAGTAATTGTCGGGCTTATGCCATTCAAGGTGTCTGAACTTACTAGCACCTGCGCCACTAGCACCGGCTTTGTGAAGTATACCCCACCAAGGTATAGTTAGAGTTCTGCCCGGCGTTGAACTAACGAACATTCCCGGTCTATACGGTAGACTTCTCCTTGTGAACGAAGGACTTGTGCTTTCTTGAACTCCTAGCGGATTGTATAAAGCAAGTGGTGGAAGGTTAGTGAATTGACTACCTGCGTCAGGTTCTATGTCCAGTATAACTTCGTTCAATATTACTTCACAACCCCTAACATCTGCCATTGTAGCCTCTGCTAAAATAAGAGCATAAGCCCCTCTTGTATTGACGTTTTTCTCTATTGCAATCACAGTATTGACTTGTTGCCCAGTTAGTTCTACTACACTACCGTCAGGGACATCAGTGGCAGGTCCGTTTGCGTGAAATCCTTTCAACTGCTGTTTAAACAAATTAGGTTGAATGATGATTTGGTAAGCGCCTACTTCTAGTGGGTCAGGGAAATGGTTGTTAAGTGTGTAAGATGCAGCCGCTTCTAATACCAAGGTGTGTCCGCCTGAAGCGTTTATTGTCCCTGCATTACTACCTGAACTAGCCGCTATACCATATCCTTCATACTTGACTTTAGTTTCAGTCAATAAAGTAAACGCACCACCATGTATGTCGCTAGGAGAGAACGCTGCTGTTGGTGTAGAGAACCATACAAGTGGGTCACGTCCAAACCCTTGATTATCTAAAGTGTTAGTGCCACTAGTCCTTGCTGTTTCTAAAGTTCCTACCAAACTATTAGACATCGGTTCATGATTTGAACTCTTACAAGCAGTATTCAAATCGTATATTCTTTGGTATGCAGGATGTGCATAATGTCCGGGCATGAGTGCCATTGTAGGTGTAATGTAATGGTGGCCCATACGAGGTATAGGCATAGGTGTCATCTTGGGCTTAGACAGTGCTATGTGGGCTTGTGACGGATTTACCATAGCCCCGGTAGACGTTGGTAAATTATCAAACATCGAAAACCAATCTATTTTTTTCATATCAGGACTTGCGCCACTATATTCACTATGGTCACGTAATCTTCTTGCTGCGAACATGCGAGTGCTACCAGCAGGCATGTAGTAACTAGGAACTACTTTCAATCCAGTCTTCCCCGTCACAAATGACACAAAGTCGGGAGAAACAACGACGCTCGTGAATTTGTTCGTGCCTACCCCTGTGTATGAGGCCAATACTCCTTTGTCAGTTGTAGGGTCATACACTCTTAGGAAATACCTACCTCCACTCTGCTCGCTAGTATCAGTCCAAGTGCCTGACTCAGGAGTAGAGGTAACGTCAATCTCACTGTTAGTTTCGTCATATCCGCTGAATGACAATTCATCTACATCATAACGGTGAGTCATACTTACACCCATCCGTGTAACATGGAAGTATAGACTTCTATCATGAGGCTCATAAGCCGAATTTAACGGCGCATTGTCAGTGTAATCTGACCATCCTTCGTTAGTAGATGCTGGGAATTTCAAACGACTATTACTTTTAGTCGTAGAAATATCAGAGCCATCTTGACTCAAATGTTCCCACCCGTTGTTCTCCCAAGTAGGCCAAAGACGAGGGCCGCTGTAATCGTTGTTGAACATTTCTCTAATATTAGACACCTGTTGAGCAGGGTGCTGCAATCCTCCTGAACCAACTGTTTCATTTTGATACGACTGTATTCTATCAAATCCTGACCTAACTACTATGTTACCGGGTATTTCGTCAGGGTTGGGTAACCTTATTTTCAAGTTAGGAGATACACCAGCGCCCGCTAACGCTGGCGCTAAACCTTCTATTTCTCTATCACTAATGTGTCTGAAATCTAATATCACAGTTCCTAGAGGGCTACCTCCTTCTAGTCTATGTTCTTGACCTGTGTCATCTATTACTTGCACGCTTTCAAATTGCATGTGTTCGTTTGGTATAAGTAAAGCGTTAGTGACTCTCATCGGATGCTGTTCGGCTAACTGAGGATGACTCAGTTCTTGTGCTTGTATTACAGGGAACATAGCAGCATTAGTTGTCTCAAAACTAAATCTAACATTACCTAACACCTTTTCGCCTACTAACTTGTAACTACCACCATCTTTACGCTTTACCCAAGGCACCATACCTAGCCCTCTAGCATTGACTGCTGGCATAGTCAGGCCGCCGCCATCCATTCTTTTCCAAACTACATGTTCAGGTAAAAAATTACGAGAAGGGTGTCTACCTCCGTAATAGCCAAATAAACCAGTATGTGGAGTAGCGGTTACGTCTAAGTAATGGTCATGGTTACTCACACCCACACACTCTACACCGTAAGTGCCAGCATCTTCGTGGAATGCAGATTGTTTGACTACGCTTTCATCCCAAAACAAATCTCCTGTGGCAAATCTACATGCGTTCGACCTAACCATGTCACCACTTTGTATTGCTCTATGCAATTGCCCATCTGTTGGTGCAGAGCCTGAATTAGGATAATCGCTAGCAGCGGAAGGTCTTGAATATCCGCTATGCATTTGCGCTTCGACATGAGGGCCAGCAGTGGCAGGTCCCACATACCTACTCTTATTGTGCACTTTACTAGTATCCCAAGCAATAGTTCCAGCATGAGTTATAGTTCCAGTCTCTGCTACTTTTAGCCAATCACCCGCACAAGTTATTCCGTCCCTATCAGCCTTAGCGATTAAGGGTAACTCACTTTCGTGAGTTATAGCAATCAAATGTCTACTGGACAATCCGTTCACACAGTAATCTGCATAGAAAGCGGCGAGTGGAGTTTCAACTGAACCCACTGGAGAGGAGGCTGATAAACAAGTTTCAGCGGCACCATAAGGATTGAAACCTAAGAAAGGATGCCAAGCACCTAATCCTGCTGGATGAATGCGTGCACCTATGGCATCGGTTTCGTAAGAATTGAAGTATGAGTAGGCTTCTCCGGCCCAACCCACTGCTCCTACCGGCTTTGTTCTATCTACTGCGTCTACAAATCCACTGTAATGCACTTGACAAATGTGGTCCCTGTGACTAGTTGTTGTGTTGTTGAATCTATGAGTTCCAGCCTTAGTCCAAATAAAAGCCTTGAAAGAAGCATCGGGTGCTATGGCTAACCTAGTTTCAGGATTGACAATGTTAGTGTTTGAAGTTGTGGCATTTTTACCAAGCACAAATGCCGTGTTAGGATGAGATATACTCGTGGCTATATACGGTGCGTAGCCTGACTCAATACCGTTACTCACTCTCAACCACCCATATTCAGGCAACGTGGTGGCAGAGTTAATTGCAGTTAGAGTGGCCGGATTCCCACTGTTTTCTGCTTGATAAGAATCAATGTCTAATTGCACCCAGCCATATCTATCTTGTTTGTGAGCGTTTTGCATACTAGGCATAAACGTCCCACCTATCGCCTTCAATGGGTTTTTACCGGGGAAGGTATTGATAGCACCGCTGATTACAGCGCCTAATTCTTCTGCATTTTGGCATCTAGTGGCGTCTACAATTACTATGTTTTCATCTACATCTTGAGTAGAGCCATCTCCCCCATACTTTGTTTTGTAGGCTTTTGATAATAGACCACATGGTCTGAATACAGTAGTGTTTTTCTTAGCACCACTACCATTTATCACTCTAGCGTTAGCAACAGTTTGTTTAGGATTCTTATTTACGTGGTCATCTAAGAAATGACCGCCGGGGTGATAGCCTCCATCCATGTGCCATATTACTGCTGATTTTCTTGTTTTAGGGAATGCTCCAGTCCCTATTATTTGATTGCTAATATCGCTGAATATTTCACTGAAAGGATGATAGTGCTTAGGTAAATTAGCAGTGGTTCCCGGTGTGCCTTCGTAATAGAATGCATGATTATAGGCTTGGGAGTAGACTTTACCGGCAACAGATGTCGTAGTAGACGGCAATCCTTTAGCAGGCTCCCAGTTCATAACATAGTTGTAGCCTGAGCGTTTATTTTGTTGGAAAAAGGTAGTCATAGGTAAATGAGCAGAAACCTCAGAAATCCTGTTGAGACCACTGTGCTCTGCTGTGTCACCGTTAGCCAGTTGATTAGGAAGAAAAGTATCTAAGCCGGGGTCGCCGTCTATATAGATAGGAACTGCACTATAACCATTACCTGCTGTGATTATGTCTTTTCCTTGTGGCTCAAACGAAGCAGTGTTGTGAGGGAACGCTTGACCGGGACCGAATATCATGTATGTAGTTTGGTCATCGCTATCACCCGTATGGCTGTATCTTGCATTAGGATGGGCAAATCTTATGACGATTGGACTAGGTATGTTGACAGATACTGTGTTCTGACCGTCGGTATAATCTAACCCTGTGACCTTTGAATTGGAACCCTTAGCCATATCAAATGGCAATATAGCGTCTTGGTTGAAATAAGGTGGATTATTTTGCCCTCTATGCTGGTCAAGATAAGGTGTGCCGGGGAACATGGCTAGCATAGCATTTGCGTCTAATAATGCATATGAGCCCGCCACCTCTCCTATGTTTTGGAAGCCTGCGCTACCCGTGGGGCCGGAAGAATAAGGATGAGTGTAAAACTCAGAGTAGTCGTTTTGAGTCCCGTCGTTTATATCTACAACTGCACCACTAAAACCACCTCCGAAATAAAGAGGCACCCAGTGGTCAGGGCTATCTCGCCCACCTCTAAAGTAAAGGAAAGGACTAGAGTTCTTACTCCCCGCCCTACGAACTCCGTCTACATCTAAAAACTTGTAAGCACTAGCATTTCTTTTCCACAATATATCATGTTGCACAGGGTTAGCAAATGCGACAGGATTTGCACTCTTATGTTCTATACTAACCGTTATTTCAGAAGTAGTTCCGACTTTGCTTCTAACCCTTGCCCAAGAAGTATCACTATACCATACTACAAACGGCTCTCCCCAACCATTAGCAACACTAGCGGGCTTGCCTAATAAAGCCCAAGATTCGTTTGATGCCACACTAATGTCAGGGTCAGAAAAAGAATCTACTTCGACGCAAGGTGAATCCACTCTTGGTATGATATGGTCACCCGCTACGTCAGTGAAATTTTCTCCTCTTAGATTTCTTTGCCAAGTAGTAATGTCCACTATGTTATTTTGACTATCGACTAATACAGGAGTGGCTGTGTTAGCGTTAGTTCCACGGAATTTAGTATCTACATGTAGCACCGTTTTAGGTATGTATCCTACATCTAATCTAGTGCCCGCATCTTTTTCACTGTCACTCAATCCTCCAGTGTGATGTCCGCTTACCGCTGCATCTGTTGCTGCTCCATTTTGCAACCCCCAGTCTTTAGTAACTTTAGCCTCAAAGAATTTGCTCATAGGAGTTTTCTTATCGGCCCTTGTAACTATACGGATAGCCTCAGAACTGACGTTCCATTCTTTTAGAGTTCTCCCATCGGGTGCAAACATATCAGTGCAGTCGAACGTGACATCACTATCGTTACTAGGTAAATTGATTGCGTGCTCTACTGCGGCAGCGATGACCTCATCAGTTAGTAAGCATGTGAAGTTTATTCTTGGACTCAAAAGCCAATCACCATTTGCATGACTTCCCGCTCCTCCTATCACTCCAAAGAATTTGTGAGTTCCGCTGTGATTTTCGTGCGTTCTGCTAGTGTAGTAGAAAGGTAACCCTTGGTGATTTGAGCCTCCAGTTCCATGCTTAGATAACTGAAACATGCCCGTTTCAGGGAAACCTAAGTATCCCAAAATGTCAGGATGCGTTTGTAATGTAGAAGGAACTGTCCCACTACCGCCACTACCATAAGGCTCGTGAAACGTGACAGTCATAGTCCCACTTGAATAACTAGTGGTTACTTTAGCACCTACTATCGGAGAAGGGTAATTGTTCCAAAGATTACCCTTAAACTCTATGGGGTTACCACCTGTTTTTTCACCACATACCTCTCCCACTCCCACCATGTGACGACCAATCGTAAACCCACCTTGACCTACGTCTCTATCGTCAAAGTGTATGATTATCTCCTCATCAAGCGTAGATGGTAAGTAAGTGTTGTCACTAGCAAAGTTTTCTCCAAACCGTCTGTAAAGTAATCTTATAGTGTGATTATCACCTCTATGGTCCGTAAATCTCAATCCATAAATTGGACTTTGACCAATGTTTTCTGCTTTCATATCATCTGCTGGTATGTAACCGTTACCACTAACCTGCTCAGTTGTGTTAGTCATTGCAGTTGCTGCGTTACTAGCATTACCGTATCTTGCTACGTTAGTAGTTCCGTCATTATCGAATCCCCATTTAGAAACATCAGGGGCCCATCCGGGTATTCCGGCCTGAGTCATTCCTCCGAAATTGATTCTAGCCTTCGCTTTAGTTCCTACTCTAAGACCATCTACTAAGACAGATGCGGGACTTTTTGTCTCAAACGATTCGTTCAATACCGTATTAGAATCTCTACCACTTACCATTTCTGTGTTAGAAGTAGAGATGACTCCAAAACTATT